TACAACGACGCGAACGATACGTTTAATGGTTTGATTGCACAAAAATTAGATCAGGCATTAGAGCAAGAAAAGGTTAGCGTTGCCTCTAGTGTCTTTGGTGGTGAAGAAAACGAGATCGACCAAGAAGTAGAAGATGCTCTAGAGGTCGAGGAAGTCGAAGAAGAACCAGAAACTACGGAGCACGAGGATGAAGATCTTTGACGAAATGCGTCATCATTTAAAGGAGTCGATGGATCCACGCGACTTTACTGACAAACCAGGATACGTCGTGGTTGTCAAATTTAAGAAAGGCGGAGAAGAGATTAAATACTACTCCGAAAAAGAGCAAGCGGCAAAGAAATATGCTGATCGAGTTAACAAGGTTAACAAGGTCGGAGATGTGGCACGTGTTGTTAAGACTGATGGTCGTAAGATAATGGAAGCAGTAGATCCTGCTGATACCGGCGGGGCAGAAGAAACAAATATGGCAGTAAAACAGATTGCTGCTATGCGTCACTTTCTGGACGGAATTGAGTCTCGTGTCAAGAAAGAAGGCGATATGGAGGAGTGGTTTCAGAACAAACTCACCAAAGCAAACGACTACCTCAAAACGCTATACTCATATGGTAAGGGTGATGTTGCTGAATCTGTGGGGGAAGAAATTGATGAAGCAGTTGAGTTTCACGTTAGACTGGATCACCTTGACGGCGATAAGAGAATGAAAGGTGCTCTCGATTTGCTAAAGAAATACGAAAAGTCTAAGAAGATTGATTTCGAAGGCGAAACTGATAAGGGTGTTGCCTTTTCTGCCAAAAGCAAGTCTGATATATCTAAACTGGATAGGGAACTCAAAAAGTTTGCTACAGGTGCTCAGATGAATGAAGAACAGGATCCTCTTCTTGCTGACGAAAATCCAGTCACGGAAAATGGTCAGGACTGTGCGAAATCATTCCAAGATATAAGGGAAGCAAAATCCGTAGTGTTCTCTAAAAAAATTAAGGGTATGAGCGGCGAAGTCAAGAAAACAAACAAGGGGTTTGTTGCTTATATTGACGGTGACGAACTTGATACCTACAAGAATTTGAACGATGCCAAGAAGGGCATTGAAGTAGCAATGAAAGAATTATCATAGTCAAGATCAAAATTATTATAAATAAACTATAAAACACGGAAACGATTATGAAACTAATTGCCGAATACACTGAAAGCGATGTTCAATGCATCGTAGAAAAAAGGGAAGATGGTACTAAAAAGTACATCATCGAAGGTGTCTTTGCGCAAGCAGATAAGAAGAATCGTAACGGACGTGTTTATCCAAAAGCAATCATGGAAGGTGCTGTTGGTAAATACGTTGACGAACAAGTATCTAAGCAACGTGCGGTCGGTGAATTAAATCACCCTGAAGGACCAACTGTTAACTTAGACAAAGTTTCACACCTCATTACCGACCTTCGATTCGAGGGGAATGATGTGGTGGGAAAGGCATCTATACTTGAAACTCCTATGGGTAAAATCGTTCAAGGTTTACTCGACGGTGGTGTAAGACTAGGTGTCTCGACTCGTGGTATGGGTAGTCTTGAGCAGAGAAATGATGCAATGTACGTTAAAGAAGACTTCATGTTGAATGCGGTCGATATCGTACAGGATCCGTCAGCGCCAAATGCATTTGTTAATGGAGTTATGGAAGGCGTTGAGTGGGTTTGGAATAACGGCATCATCGAACCTCAAGTAATTGAGAAAGTAGAGACTGAAATTAAGAGAGCTCCAAGCAAGCGACTTTACGAGACGCAGGTTCGCGAGTTTAAAAATTTCCTCTCGTCACTGACTAAAAGCATATAATAGGAGATAAGCATGAATCCAGAACAGGAAAATGTTGAGCTCCACGATGACGAGCAGGAAATCGTGGAAGCTGCCGCAGAAAAAATGCCAGTCGGCACCGAAGACGACTCAGAGAAATCTGTGGCGAAAGCGGCAGGCGAAACTGGTAAAGCACCACTGCCTTCAACTGGCACTGCATCTCACAATACTAAGCAAGAACCAATGCCTCGCACTAAGGCAGGTATGGTAAATGCTATGTATGGTAAGATGAATGCTATGAAGAAGGTTGAACTTCAAGCAGCGTATAACAAAATGATGGGCGAAGAAGTTGAGATGGAAGACGAAGACGTCGTAACAGAAACCCGTGCGGTTGAAGTTAAGGTTGACTTCTCTGAAGATCTGAATGCTTTGATTGAGTCTGAAGCAACTCTTTCTGAAGAGTTCAAGGACAAGACTGCTGTAATCTTTGAAGCAGCTCTTAAGAGCAAACTCTCTACTGAAATTGATCGATTGGAAGAACAGTATCGTACCGAACTCGATGAGGAAATTGTCCGCACTCGAGATGACATGGTCGAGAAAGTTGATTCCTACCTTAACTACGTGGTTGAGAACTGGATGGAAGAAAACAAACTTGCTGTACGGCAAGGTTTGCGTACTGAAATTGCTGAAGATTTCATGAACGGTCTTAAGACTTTGTTCACCGAATCTTATGTAGACGTACCTGAGTCCAAGGTCGACCTCGTTGACGAATTAGCGCAGCAAGTAGCAGAACTCGAAGAGTCTCTGAACAAGACTACTGAAAGTGCTATTCAAATGTCTGAGGCAATTGAGGGTTATCAGCGTGAAGCGATTATTCGTGAGCATGCTGAAGGTCTTGCTGCTACTCAGATTGATAAATTACGCTCTCTTGTAGAAGACGTGGACTTTGACGACGAAGAATCTTTCTCTAAGAAAGTCAAGACCGTCAAAGAGTCATACTTCAACAGCAAGAAAGTATCTGCTGATGAGTCTATCGTAGAAGAAACTGAAGGCGAGGCAGATGATACTGTCGAGACTTCTAGTTCTACTGCTCAGTACCTCTCAGCGCTGAAGCGTTTTAACCAGTAAAAAAAATAATAGGAGAAATATCTAATGGATATTAACTATCAATCTTTAGTTGAGAAGTGGAGTCCCATCCTCAACGAAAATAGTGCGGGCGACATCAAAGATGCATACCGTCGTAAAGTAACTGCTGCTGTTCTTGAGAACCAAGAGCGTGCATTGCGTGAAGAGCGTTCTCAAGAGAGCGGTTTCCTCACAGAAGCAGCACCTGCTAACAACACTGCTAACGTAGGCACTTGGGATCCTGTCCTGATCGCTCTCGTTCGTCGTGCTATGCCTAACCTCATCGCTTATGATGTGTGTGGCGTACAACCTATGTCTGGTCCTACTGGTCTCATCTTCGCGATGCGTTCACAGTACAAGACTACCAAAGCTGGCGTTTCTGCGGGCGACGAAGCATTGTTCAACGAAGCAGCGGTCGGTTTCTCTGGCGACTCTTCTACTACTGGCAACGGCACTGGTCCTTCCGGTCTTTCTGGTCTGACTGACTCTAACGGCGACTCTTCACTCGATAACGACCGTACTGGTCCTTATGCTGGTGACGCTTACACTACTGCTGAAGCAGAAGCATTGGGCGACGGCGTTGGTGAGACCTTCGCTGAAATGGGTTTCGCAATCGAGAAGTCAACTGTTACTGCTAAGAGCCGTGCGTTGAAAGCAGAGTACACTCTTGAACTTGCTCAAGACTTGAAAGCAATTCATGGTCTTGACGCTGAGCAAGAGTTGGCGAACATTCTTTCTCAAGAAATCCTTGCAGAAATCAACCGCGAAGTAATTCGCACCATCAACTCTCAGGCGAAAACTGGTTGCTTGCAGTCTAACACTGCTATCAACGGTATCTTCAACCTTGAGACTGATGCTGATGGTCGTTGGTCTGTAGAGAAGTTCAAGGGTCTGATGGTTCAACTCGATCGCGAAGCAAACATCATTGCTAAAGAAACTCGTCGCGGTAAGGGTAACGTAGTAATCTGTTCTTCTGATGTTGCTACTGCTCTGCACGCTGCTGGTATGCTCGACTACAGTCCTGCTCTGTCTGCTAACCTTCAGGTTGACGACACTGGTAACACTTTCGCAGGTGTATTGAACGGTCGTATGCGTGTATACATTGATCCATATGCAGAAGCAGACTATGTTACTGTTGGATTCAAGGGTACTAACCCATATGACGCTGGTGTATTCTACTGCCCATACGTACCTCTTCAGATGGTTCGTGCGGTTGGCGAAGATAACTTCCAGCCACGTATCGGGTTCAAGACTCGTTACGGCATGGCGTCTAACCCATTCGTTGGTGGTCCACACACTAACCAATTGGCGACTGCTAAGACTAACCAATACTACCGCATCTTCCGCGTTGACGGAATCCTTGCGTCATAGGTTAGACAATAAAAAGAATCCTTTAAAGGATCGTTTTGGGGGCACCTTCGGGTGCCCTTTTTTATGCGTATAAATAATGTCATAGCATGGAGTGACCTATGGCAACCCTAACAGAAAACACAAATTTCTTTCAACAAGCAGGATTTAAAGTCAATGTGGATAGGAAAAACTATCCGAACTTTGAGTTCTTTGCTCAGTCAGTTTCGCATCCATCCGTTTCCCTGCCGGCAGCAGAGAACGCAACAACCTCGCGCATTCAGACAGTTCCACAACCAGGCGATACCTTGACTTTTGACGAACTTTCAGTTATAATACTACTAGACGAAGATTTTAATTCGTATGTAGAAATTTTCAACTGGATGGTAAGAATGGTAAATACAAAGCAGACTAGCGCATACGATGCTAGAATAACAGAAAACGGTGTACCCACTTTCTGCGACATAACAGTGTCCGCTCTCAGCAGTCATAACAATACGTCTAAGA